TTTTGCTGCTGCCTAAGTATTTTATACTCTTCATTGGCTCTTTTTACCTCATCTGCAAACATTGGAGCGTTATTAGATATGGCGGCAAAGAATATATTAGCCCCATAAGCAATAGACGGCAGCTCTCGTGCTAATTGTTGTACCTGAAACGTGAGGCCGTTAAAACCAGACTTATAATTACCGACATTTCGCTGATAACGCATTGAGGCTTGTTCGGCCTCATTTAATTTTATGGTTGTTTGCTGTATGTTTTTAAGCAGCTCTTTACCTGCGGCTGCCTCCCTTTCTGCTGCGCTTAATCTATCGTATTCGTAGATTAGCTTGGATAATTCGGCTCGATAAGAAAGGATACTGCCTTCGGCCAAGTTCTGTTTTTTTGAAGCATCGACAAGACTTTTGCCAACTTCGTCCAATTCTTTTTTAACTTGTGAAAACTCCTGTATAATAGGTTTTGCGTCGGCAGCTTTCGGCAAACTCTTATATTGTTGTTCTAATTCTTTCGTCCGTTGAATAAGTTGTTCGATGTAGCCTATTTCTTCTTTGGTTGCAGCAGTGCCTGCATTGCTTCTTTTGGAGGTAGATGTTGTGCCACTCATGTTCAACTTTACCTCAAGGCTTTTAAGTTGTTTGAGTGCTCTCTTTTTTATAGCCTCCAACTGCTTTGGATCATCCTTGTAAAGGATAGAGAAATATAACGATCCGAGTTTTGCCATGACTATTTCTTATTACGGTTTTTGTAATTTTCAATCGACCTATTTATCCTGTCCGCAGACGGCTTGCCAAACTTTTTCTTTTCAGGTTTGATGTATGACACAGGCTTATCGCTTATGATTAACTCAAGTTGAGCGTTTGTCATCGTCCAATAGTAATTATACATAGGTATCTTACAGAATAATATTGTTTTAGGCTGCATCATCCAACTGTAATCTTTTAAGTAATCCCACGCTGCACCGTATCTTGTCCTTGACGGATAGAATACACTTCTTTCTTGTTCATCATCATCATCGTATCCCTCATATCGGTCATCAATATGGTATTCACGAAGTACGATTGCAGCGGTATTTTTTTTTTACCGATAGCCAATACCTCCGTTAAATCGGCTTCGGAGTATTGTTTTACATAATAAAACCATCTCCATAAGAACGGATAGATGAACTTTATCTTCAAGAAACCATTAAGAATGATACACGCCGCAGTCTGATAATTAGCCACAGCATCGTTACCTTCTTTAAGTATGATCTGATTGATCTTTCTTACCGTCCCTGCGTGAAGCCATTTGATCTTATACGTCTTGTTTCGTATCTTGGCGTAATCGGGTAAATTCTCTATGATAGAGTTTAGCTCGTCTTGTGCTTCTTTAGATGGTTGTTTTACAGTTGCCATAATCATATTTTAAAAAAAGGGCGGTGGATTTTCCCACCACCCTCTTAATTATTAACCCAAGTTTTGTTTAAGCCCCAGCCAAAAGGATAATGTCAGCTCCGTCCTGATTAGGTTTCGGGATTATCTGAACATTAAAGTAAGCGGGAGTACCAGAAGCAATAACAGGATTAGCGAACATCTCCACGTTCGGGAGTGCTACCAATCTTGTACCATCCTCCGATGCAAGGATAAGCGATCCTGTTACTTTTTTGGTTTCGGTTGAATATCCTTGTCCTGAAAGCGATAATCCTCCTAAGGTATTAGTGCCACTTGAAACGGCCGTACCCTTAGATGTCATAAATAGCCCTGCAATGTCTTCATCAACCGATGCAACCTGCATAGAAACATCAGGATCGCCTGCGGTAACATAGCTTGCCCATTTCTGACCCGTAGTCAGCTTAACGGTAGAGATGCTTGCTGCACCAATATCGAAGTTGAAACTGTCCTCAATAACGGGGAGCTCATAATCAATGGTTGCAAGAGTAGCAAGATCGAGATTGGCTGCGGTATTGTAAAATACCCTCTTGACTTTGTCGAAAACCGCCTGTAAATCGGCGACTTTTTTTGTAATTGTAATTTCTGCCATAATTGTAAATTATTTTGTTAAAATGTCTGCGTAAATCATTAAGTAATGAAATCCTTTGTCGTCGCTACCTCCAGAAACAAGTCTCGGAGAAATGGCCGTAAAATCATCGGTAACTATCGGGAATAATGCTATGACCGATTTGTAAAGATTGTCCAACCCTTCTACATCCTCAACTCCTCCTGCAAAGTCTTTCTTAAACAGGTCTATGCGTAAAGATGCTTCTTGATAGGCATTTCTGTCGCTCATCGTACCGGGTATGTCGATAACCATGAAACTCGTTTCTGCGTCTGGATTCGACGTCGGCCTGTTAGGAATATATACCTTGCTTATCGTAGATAACGTGGTATATAACGAAAACAGAATGTCTCTTCTTGGAAATGCTTTTGCCATTATTTCATCGGTTTCATGTTAGACATTAAAATCGAAGGAGCTTCGGCTTTAGTCTTTTCGAGTACATTACCCTTCATCACATCTTGAATGTAAGATGAATATTCAGTCCCCGAACACATGACTATCTCCACTCCTTTCGTCCTTGATTTATAGCTGTTCAAGAAGTCAAGCGCAGAGTCTTTACCATATCCTCCGTCGGTATCCACTTTTGCGTAGTAACTTCTTGTTCTGCCTTCCCAATCAGGTGATAACTCTACCCTACCTTCTTTCTTGGTAAGCTTACCTCTAACAGGCGGCTTTATTCCGTCGTCTTGGTAGTAATATACAAACGTACCGTTTATATATAAACCTACCGAATAGCTGGTTATGGTATTACCCGTAAATGATCCTATCGGTGATTTGTAATTTTGTTGCGCATGTCTGACAAGTTCGTCGCAGGCATCTTCAAGGCACTTCTGTATATGCTCGAAAGCTATCTTTCTTGCTTTTTCAAGACCTTTATCCAATGCTGCTTCGTTGTTCATTGCCCGGTTGCGTTAAAAAATACGGTAGTCCCCAAATTACCTGCACTGACTTCTACCACAGAACCATCAAATGTCCCAGTTACATCAGTTACGGTCAAAAGATCACCTACCTTAATGGGTAGAGTTCCCGGTATCGATAATCCGTACTTTGAAATGACGACCTCGTTAAAGCGTGAAGTGTTAGTGTATTTCCTGCATTCTCCTTCATACACGACTTCTTCCGTACCCTGACTGAACGGGGTTGGATCGGTCATTCTATAGACCTTGCACGTATGAGGAAATCGGGGATTATACATGGAACTTCATGCCTAAAGGATTCATTTTAATAGTGGATTTACTTGTCTGCTCTCCATACTTACTGTAAATGTAATTAGCCATCTGCATCAATCTTCCGTTGTCCGAAACTCCTTTTTGTATGCCGCCTTCTCTATGCCTCCATCCTGCATCCGCATCTTCTACCGTAGCAGAAGTGCTTGGCAATGAGGCACAATATACATATAGGTCTGCTTTGCATAACTCAAGTACTTTCGTTGTGAGAGAAGCAGCTGGTGTACCCATCTCTACGCCTCTCTTTATGAAGATCGACAACAAGGCTTCGTCCGATACAGTGTAACCAACACACCCCCGCAGATATGCTTCTACGGGGATAGTGCCGGTAGTATATTGAGTAGTTGCCATGTCTATGCGGTTACGGTGTAAACACACATATATCTTGCAACTTGAGGAACACAAAGCGCATAGATTTCGCTCTCAACGTAAACGCTCTTAGTTTGAGACTCGAAACGTTGCGTGATAAGTGTTCTGCCTCCATCGAAGAATGCGGTACGTACAGTAGGATCACCCGTTAGTACGTGTTGTGCAGTCTTGATAGTCCCAAGCTGTCCGTCAGGTACGTATGCAACATTGAGAAGGTTGAAGTTTTCAACCCAGTCTTTTTTAAGAGACCTTGTTGCAGGATCGTACTTGTCAACCATTGCCTTAGAATCTCTCGGTATGATAGGACATCCTACCAATCGAGTGATGGCTGCCGCAATTGCATCGTCAGACAAGTTTTGTGCATAGCTCAAAGCATCTGAACCTGCGTTCGGGAACATCATCTGTCCGATACGGGTAAGAACCTTGCTGTGTCCCAACAGGTCATCGAACAAGTCTTGCGACATTTCGAAATGACCCATAGGATAGCCGTTCTTCTTAGCCCATTTGTATTTATCTTTCAGATACTTGATGGGGTCAGAAGTTGCTCCTTCGTTTGCGATCGTATGTTCGTCAGTTTTCCACCAACGATTTTCACCAGATAAAGCCTCTTTGTTGCCCGCAGGAATACCAAAGTCAAACGTAACACCCTTAATACCTTGAGGGTTGTTGTTGGCGTCAATGGTAAACTGACCCGTAGAAACGATACGCATACGTTGATGGGTAAGTCCATTGTAATTACCTGCTATCAGTTTGTCGATAGAATCAAACTGTAAGCTAAGTAATGCGTCTTGCGTTTCGCTTGTTAAAGCGGCTTCTCCATACTTTTGCGCCAAAATCATTCTTTCACGAAGAATCTTTTGATTCAACGCAAATCCGTGTTTTTGAGGCGGTATCTTGTTAGAACCGATCTTGAAAGATTCGAAGCTCTTATAGAGACCCGGAGAATCAATATCGGTATAAACAGGGAGTGTAGCAACACCCAAATCGGCTTCTAATTGTTCGTAGGTGAAATCCAACTGAATTTCGTCATCCCACTGAAAGCCGTCAGTTTGAGGTGCATTATACTTCTGATAAAACCTGTCAACAAATTGCTGAAAGCTCGCACCGCCTAATCCGAAGTCAAGTAAGTCGTAATATGATTTTACATTAGTTCTCATCGTCTATCCTCCAAATTTAAGCGTG